AGGGGTTGCATGTTCTTTAGCTTCAGAAATTACAAATGGTAAATACAAACTTTTAAAATGGGATAGACAAGAAAGAAAATATTATCCTATTGAAATTAACTTACATGAGAAAGGAAAAATGCATGATTGATTTTGAACATGATCAACAAAACGCAATGAGTAAAACTGAAAATATTCAGTCTCTTGCAGATCAAGTTGAAAGACTTGAAACTTTAAATAGAGAAATTGAGGTTGCCGAAACGCAACTCAAACAAAAGAAAAAGAATTATGAACATTTATCAGGAGAAGTTATTCCAACTATGATGTCTGAGATGGGTTTATCTCATCTTAAACTTATGGATGGATCTTCTGTAGATGTTAAGCCGCACTATAGCGCTACAATTACTGTAGCTAATAGAGAAGCGGCGTTTAACTGGCTTCGTAATAATGGACTAGGAGATATAATCAAAAATGAGATATCCGTATCTTTTGGTCGCAACGAAGATAACAAGGCAGCTGATTATGCTGCTCTTGCAGCAGAGCGTGGGTTTCAACCGACACAAAAGTTGAAGGTTGAGCCCATGACTCTCAAAGCGTTAGTCCGTGAGCGTATTGAGGCAGGTAAAGAAATGCCAACGGAAATTTTCAATATATTTATTGGAAATAAGACTACAATAAAAAGGAAACAATAAACATGAACCAAGTAGCAACAAAAAAAGAAGGAGCATTAGCAACGAATCTATTTGAAGCTGATGCTAATAAAGGTGCTCAAAACATTTCGCAAGAAGATCTTGCGTTGCCTTTCTTAAAAGTTTTGGGACAATTATCTCCTGAGGTAAATAAAACTCATGGAAAATATGTTGAGGGGGCACAACCCGGAAAGATAATAAATACAGTTTCTAATGAACTGTATGATTCTATCGATGTACTGCCCGTCTTTTACAAAAGACAATATATTGAGTGGCAAGATCGTGGACAAAGCACTGGTGCTCCAGTAGCAATTCACGAAGCAGACAGTGATATTGTGAGTACAACTACTCGTGATAAATCTTTCAAAGATAGATTACCAAATGGTAATTATTTAGAAAACACTGCTAATCACTTTGTAATATTGTTAGGTAAAAGTCCTACAACAGCTTTGATTTCTATGAAAGCTACTCAATTAAAAGTGAGTAGAAAATGGAACTCAATGATGATGGGAATTAAAATGCAGGGCAAAAACGGATTATTTACTCCGCCAACATACAGCCACATTTATAATCTAAAAACTGTTCAAATGTCGAATGACAAAGGAACATGGTTTGGATGGGATGTAGCTAAAATTGGTCCTGTGACTGACAAATCAATCTATGACATAGCTAAGACTTTTGCTGAAAGAGTTGGCAAAGGTGAAGTTCAAGCTAAGCATGGATCTGAAGAAAATTCTACTACTCCATACTAATCCTAGGTAGTGGGCGGTAAAGCGAGAGTGGAAACCGCCCACGCTAAAAAATTTTATGTCGGTAGAAAGTTTTAAAAATATATTTGAAGGATTAGATCGTGCTCGTGGTGTCACTTATGTTGACAAAAAAGGCGAAGACGGTCAGAAAATAAAAGGTAAATCATTTGTAACAAGAGAAAAAGTTACCAATGATTTATGGGATAAACACCTTAAAGGAATTGAACCAAGTCTAGGTATAATTCCAATTAATGATGATAATAAATGCAGATGGGGATGTATAGATATAGATTCCTATGCAGGGTTTGATCATAAAAAATTAATTAATAAAATTAAAAATTTAAAATTACCATTAGTAGTATTTAGATCTAAGTCTGGTGGTGCTCATGTGTTTTTGTTTACTGAAGTTCCAGTTGAAGCTAAAGTAGTAAGAGATAAACTGTTGTCTATTAGTGCAGTACTAGGTTATGGAGGAGCAGAAGTATTTCCAAAACAAATAGAATTAAAATCGCAAGATGATACAGGAAATTTTTTAAACTTACCATACTTTAATGGGGATGATACAACTAGGTATGCTTTTCTTGAAAATGGAGAAGCTGCTTCACTTTCCGGCTTCTATGGTTTGTATGCGAGAAGTAAATTAACTCCTGAAGAACTAGAAAAATTAGAAATTAAAAGACCTGAATCAGAATTTAATGATGGTCCTCCTTGTTTAGAATCTATAACACAAACAGACATTAAAGATGGAAGAGATAGAATACTTTATCAATACATACAATATGCAAAAAGAAAATGGCCTGAAAATTGGCAAGCGAAAATAAATGCATTTAACTATAAATATTTTGAAAAACATCCCGAAGGACCACTAGAAGACAAGATAGTTCAGGGTAAAATAAAATTTAATGATGGTAAAGATTTAGGTTTTAAATGTAATGAAGAACCAATGTGCAATCACTGTGATAAAAATTTATGCAGGACTAGAAAATTTGGTATAGGTGGTGAAGCGGTATTTCCATCACTTACTGATTTACAAAAAATTTTATTAGACGAACCTTATTATTGGGTGAACGTAGACGGAGAAAGAGTAAAACTAGATACAATAGATTATCTTATGGAACAAAGATTATTTAGAAGAACGGTAGCAAAACAAATAAATAAAAAACCACCACGAATTACAGTAAAAGAATTTGAAAAGTACACTGATATGCTTTTACAGGGTATTGAAGAAGTGGAAGCACCAGTTGGATCGTCTAAAATAGATCAGTTAAGTAATCACTTAGAAGATTATTGTATTCAAAGATCAATTGGATCAGTTACTAAAAAAGATATTTTAAATGGAGCAGTTTATACTGAAGAGGGTAAACACGTGTTTACATTTCATAGATTCTTTCACGGACATTTAACTAAGAAAAAATGGAAAGAAGATTATCAAGTAACTCAACAAATGCTTAAAGAACATTGTGGATGTGACGAAGGACGAATGGTTATAGGTAAAAAGAAACCATCAGTTATGAAAGTTGAAGTATTTGATAAAGTTGAAGATCAATTTACTCAAAAGAAATTAAAAGAGGAGGCCCCCTTCTAATGGCTAAAAGAGAAAAATTTTCAATATGGGGAAGAGAATCCGACACCAAAAAAGGATGTTACAAATTTTATCAAGAAAAGAAAAAATCTTGGCCATTAAATTATGTACTAAATGAGGAGGAAACAAATTATGTAAAAGATATGATGGATAAATATTATTACTCTCCACTTAGACCAGAGGTCCAACAAAATTGGAAAGAACAAAGAGATAAAATAATAGAAATAAAAGTTACACATCATGAAATTTATGGAGCGAGTGGTGGAACAAGATTAGAGTTTTGGGTAAAAAAACCAACATATAAAATGTCTAAAACATTAGGTATGGTTGATGGTAAGTTAGCGGGGAAAGATAAGAATGGTAATCCTTTTTTAATGAAAACAATTGATGATTATGGAGAAATGTATGCTTTTTCTGTAGCAAGATTAGTTTGTTTTGGTGGCGATGGACACAAAAATGAAAGTTTAAAACCAAAAGCAGCTGTGATCGAAGCACTTCAGCATTGTATAAGTGATGACAAAATAAAGTGGAAAAAGAATCAAGGATATAGACCAAACATTGATCCTAGAATGGATGCACATCATGTCGATGGTAAAGAATTTAAAACTATTTATATAAAATATTTAAATAAAATAGAAATGGATGAAGATAGTTTTGTAAAAATGCTTTATCCACAACACGGCAATTTTGAAACTAATCACGTATATTATTCAGACGATGGAACTGGTTGGAAACTTAAGAAAACTGAAAAAGGAAAAGTTGTATATGAAACTTTTTGGGAGTTTCATTATAAAAACAGAGAATATGAAATGGTAGATCCCATTGCTCATCAAAAACTTAGTTCTGATGAAATTAAATTTAACACTTCAATTAAAAATAAAATTAAGGAAATAAAATGAGTGATTTATTATTTTTAACAATACTAACATGTATGTGGATATTTTTAACATTATGAAAACAATTGTGTTAGGACCACCAGGAACAGGAAAGACTTGGACTCTTCTTAATAAAGTACAAGATTATTTAAAAGATACTGATCCAGATAAGATAGGGTACTTTGCTTTTACCAAAAAAGCAGCCAATGAAGCTAAGGGAAGAGCGATGGATAAATTTAATTACACCGAAGATGACCTACCTTATTTTAGAACTTTACACTCACTAGCATTTAGAAAACTTGGATACAGTAAAGATCAAGTAATGCAGAAAAGACATTATGAAGATCTTGGTAAAAAATTAAATATTTTTTTAGATTATAATGAATACGATGAAGAAGAGACTGGTATATTTACTACCAAAAGTGATTATTTAAGATTGATTCATTTAGCCAAACTTAGAAACATAACTTTAGAGCAACAACTTAAATTAGGAGAACACAATACTGAAGTAGAATATAAAACTTTA